CCTATTAATGCTTTTTGTAAATCATTGTCCTCAAGATAGTACAAATCTACGTCCTCAAAACAATTTTCTATGAGTTGGCACAGTCTTAAATTAGGATTCTTACGCCATATCTCAGATATTAGTTCAAGTATTTCATCTATACGGTCTTGGTCTCTCATTTCTCCACCTTTCTTGCCTTTGTATCATTATATTCCATACAGGCTACAGCCAAAGCATCTATCTTTCTTATATCCTCTAAGGCGGCAGCCTCATCCAACCAATAAATTTGGTCAGAGGCTCTACTCAAATGTTGTCTTATATATAGAATCCAGTTGGCCACCGGAGTTGCTGCATCTTCTTCTGGTCTTGGGGGTTTGGCAAACTGATAGTCTCGTTCCCCATCAATTAGTTTGTAAACATCTTCTCGTTTCATTTTATTCTCCTTTACTTACTCCGATAATAGAAAGGATTACGCATCCTCAATTCTTTGCATCCACAATTTTTACAATTTAGTCTTTCTAAATATTTACTATCTATTTTTTGGCCCTTTGGTATATCTATTGCAATTTGGCTTTTGCAATTAAGGCACCAAACCGTAAACTTATAAGTGTTGTTACTCATCTTATCCTCCTTTAGCAAATGGACAAATGCTTCTCGATTTACAGTATCTTTCACAAAAAACTGGGCTACTCTTTCTTATATCAAACTTGTATGGCTGTTGCAAACACCACTGATTCACTTCATCAAATGTACCTACTTTTGTTGGTGTCTTGTTCTTGCCCTTATATGCTTCAAATCTTATGCCTCGCTGCTCGTCACTACAGGGCTTCTCATACTGTTCTGGCCTATCAAATACAGGATGAGATAAATGTTTCGCTACTTGCTCACGTATATATTCATCTTGCTTTTTGAAACTCCACAAGTCTAAGCGGATATACTCATAAGGAATCGGCGGGTAATCCCTCCAATATGTATTACCTTGCTTCCAGTCCCTATACCATACATCAACACCTAACTCCTCTACACTTTCACTCCACAATTTACGCATACGCCTCTGCCAGGTGTAACAATTCATTTGCTTAGTCCACTTATCTATTCTATACTTTGGGCCATATACCCCTGTCTGCTTCAACTCCAATAGCAGAGGCTCTTCCCACCAATCTGCTTTCCCTACTACAATAACCCCATCAATAACATCTTCAAACTTACGCTCTGTATCTACACTCTCCGGTGCACACTCTTCATATCTACTATGTAGAGATAGACCCTGTACCATAGTAAGTAGGTCTGAGTAGTCACGGGTTATCTCATCCCAATGATTGATATACAGTATTCTTGGTAATGGGTCGTCTATTAAATCGGTAATGCTCAGTCGGTTAAGTTCTGGCCTGTGTTCTTTATACTTCCCCTTTAAGACACGTATAACACGGTCAGGTAAATTATAATTATTTGTCCATTCCATTTTAATCTCCTTTATGTGGGTTTTGTGGTAATGGCATCCAATGAGTAATCTTATCTATCCCTTCCTCTTTCACTGGCTCATCAACACACCAAATTCCAGTCTCTCTATTATAAAAACCAATACTAATACTGCGACTATTTGCTACTAAAACTTCTTCCGATAGATGTTTATGCATATGCATCCATTTTCCAGTCGGTAATCTATCTTTTACACTAATCCACTTCATTTTATCTTTTAGCCGTCTCGCTTCATCAATGTAACTGTACACATCTCTAAACATTTTTTCTCCTTTGTGTCTTTGCTGCACATATAACAATATCCGCCTACCTGTGCCCATACCTTGGTACTACCATCTGGATTTCTAAAGATGGCATAAATAACATATTCTTGATTACAGTGTGGACAAACAGTGGATTCGGCCTCCTGTGTAAATGGTAGTTCTACTTTGCGTGTTTTCATTTAATCATCCTCTGTAAGAACATAATCTACACACTCACTTATAAAATAAAACGGGTATAATAGAAAGGCGGGGCTTATAGCAATCCACCCTATAATTGTTTTTATTCTATTCATTTTACAACTCCCACTCAGTAACTTTTTCTTTTGCTTTTGGGGCTACAATTTTGCCATCAATAATCAACACCCCTGACTCGTAACCCAAATTCGGCAGATGGTCAAGTATCCGATATGGTACTTCGCCTTTTGGTAAATAATCTTTCTTTATCTCTTTTTCTGTCATAAAGTTTATTGACATATCCCCATCTTCATCTGCGTGTAGAACTATATATTTTTTCATTTTTAATCTCCCGCTCTGATAATAAAATTTATCGCTAATTTCAAGGCATCCACAGCTATGGGGCTTAAATCCGGCATAGTGTAAATGGCTATCTCCTCTTGTTTTGCATACTCCAACTCCGCAGTAATATTGCTATTGGTGTGTATCCCATTGCCCCCAAACAGTATCAACAGGTTGCACCCCTCAATAATCTTACAGTTCACAGAGTCTATCTGCTCCTTTGTCAATAGCCCATCCTTGTAGGCACGGTGTATGAACAACTCGTGGTCGGCTGGCACATACAAATAAGATTTGGGCAACCCATCCATCTTCTCCCAGTCTATGAGATATGCCTGTAGCTCTATACCTATGTTGGTATAGTTCCGCAGTAGCCTGTGGAAGTTCCCCTCATCATCCCTATCAGCGGGGTACAACAGATATATATTGAACGTGGTATTTAACACTGTATCTTTCACTTTACTTCTCCTATCAGCTTTGCTGCATAAAGTCAAATAATAGTTGTTGTCCTATTTCTATAAAAGGTATTATATCATAATCATTAACACACCAAGATGCATATTCACATCCTCTGGAATCACTAATCATTATGTCACTACCACACCCACCGGTTACTTTTGCCACCTTACCCACCTCCCTTTCAGCCACACCAATAGTTACAGCCGATGGTAGTATCTTTACTCTGTCACCTATTTTGAATTTGGTTTTCATTTTAATCTTTCTTTACTCCGCATACAGTGCAAGTCCACGCAACTTTATCTTTTACCCTACTTTTTGCCTTGTTGTGTACCCTCATACCAACTCCATATTTGGTATCTTGGTACTTACTACGACAGTTACACTTTCGTATCATTATTTTCCCTCCAAATATTTTTAGATAATTCTTGTCATATCTGGCTTTGTCAGTTGGCCATTTCATTTTTTCATTGATAGTCATTTTACCCTTCTCATAAAGCATCATTACTTAATTCCTTTTCAATATTCCCAGCTAATATTACCTTTGTGTTATCGTTGTATTTGGGGTTATACTTAAATTTAAGGGTCAGTGCATATTCTAATGCTGCTTTCCACGCTTGATGAGCTTCGGGATACCCAAGATGGGAGTTATCGTTTCCCTCTCTATGTGAGTATTTCTTATTCCACCATTTATCAAACTGTTCCATTCTTTAACCTTTCAGCTTTAGCTTGTCCGATTTTTCAAATCGGCGATTTCTTTCTTATCTTTGCCTCTTGGAATAAACTTACCGCCTGCATATAAAAATGGGCCGCCAATCATAAGAAGTGATATTAACCCATCAGGTTTGAATAAAGTATTTTTGAGTTCGTTCCCTGCCAATATGGAAAGATTTGTGATGCTTTTGTAGTATCCACCTTTGATTCTTTCAATAGTAAGCTTGTAATCAATAGCGTTGGCAAGCCGCTTGGCATCCCATAACGTTGACCAAGGTAGGAATAGCTTTGTTGGTACGCCTGCCCACTCAGCAGCATCTTGGTCTACATAGGTGGGGGTTGCTACATCCTGCATGCACCCAGCACCGACAAACACCAATGCTATCAGCCCAATCAGTACTATGGCCGTTGTTTTTAGTAACTTTTTCATTCTTCACTTCCTTTCAAATTGCGTAGCAATTTAGTACGCCTACGGCGTCATAAAATCAAATAATAATTGCTCACCTTTTCTCGACACATATTCTATTTCATTAGGCAAGAGTGGAAAATCTCTTTCTTTTATTCCACCCCAAATAACCTTTATAAAGCTTCCCTGAAAACGAACAATCGTCAAAGTCGCAGCACCCAATGAGAAGCTTCTGGGATTTTTTAACTTTACTTTATCCCCAATTTTGAAACCTTTTTTATCCATCGTCATACTTCCTTTTCAACTCAGCTTCAAGCTTTATAGTGTCTATCTCCTGATTTGTCAAGAATGTAAACCTCCTAAGCAATGAAATTGTCTGGTGAACACCTTTCCTAATCCTGCGAGTAACTGCCTTAACTCTTTTTTCCTTATTCTCATAAATTATATGATGACTATTAAGCACTATTTTTTTCTTCGCCATAAAATTTCCTTTCTTCAAATTACGTAGCAATTTAGTACGCCTACGGCGTCATAAAATCAAATAATAATTGCTCCCCCACTCTGACAAATGGTTCGATTTCTGGTTCAAGTACCATCAAGGCCCACCCTCCAAGTGATTCGCTCTCAAGTTCATATACATTAACATTACAATAAGTCTCCTTTGCTTTTGTTATTGTTCCCATATCTCCTATGTGATAAGTGAGTATCCCCCAACTTTCCCGTAATTCCTCTGGCATATCTGACCACTGTATGACACGAACCCTTTGCCCTACCTTAAACATCTTGTTACCTCATAAAGTCAAACACTAACTGTTCCCCAATCCGTACTTCATCTTGCAACACAAATTCTGGAAAATTCAAGCGTACATCAGACAAATGATACTTATAAGACTTATAAATATTCTCAGTATTCAATACTTCCAGTACTACAAGTACTTTACCTATATATTTGTCCATTCTGGGAGGCCAACTATCCATCCATAAATCATGCTCCGCAGCAGTAGATGCCCTTAATACCTTTACTTTGTCACCAACTTTGAATTTTGGAGTTCTCATATCATCCTCTATATCATACTAATCAACTCTTTTCTTACTGTCTTTTTCCCTTTAAGGGCAATGTACTCCCTAATATCCTTTGCCCCATTGAAAGAGAATATGGTTATATCAACTTCTCCTTCCCCAAAATCATCGTCATAATATAATCCGTCTAACTCATCTCGTAACTGCTCTGCTCCGGCTATACCCACAGTGTCATTGTCAGGTATAATAATTATCCTTTCAGTACCCGCTAAACCAGTTTCAAGAAACATATCCCATATACCATCTGTATATTGACAGTTGGAACGTGCTATGCTTTGCAATCCTAAATCCCACACACTTATGCCATCACTGAATCCCTCACAGATAAACACATAGTAATCACCAATGAGGCCATGTGGATACATAAGCCCCAAACGGGAACCTGTGACACACCGCTTAGTCCCATCTGGGAATCTACGCTGCACTCCACAGAAACCGCTTTCCCTACGGTATTCAGTTAAATCCTCTCTGAACATTGGGATAGTGAAGGAACGCCCATCGTAACCCACCAACCACTCATCCAAACTATCCGTGCTTACATTCAATTCCTTTGCTAATCCCAACTTCAACAATGGAAACTTTTGCAGGTTGTTGTAGCAACTATCAGTAAATTGCCGCCATAATGTATGTAGGTTAGGTCTGTCGTTTTTGTATATAACAAGCTCTGATAGATTTAATTTGTTCATCTGCTCATTGGTTAGATAACCTTCTTTGGAACATGCCCAACACTTGTATTTTCCATAATATCTATCTAACAGTGATATAGATAGGTTGGGTCTAATGGTATCCTTGTGAAAGCAACAGTAACTCCATACCCTGTCATGCTCCACTCTTATGATATTTAATTGTCGGAAGTCAGAGTTTTTCAAGGTCTTGTTCTCCTTATCATTTCATAAACGAGAATAATAACTGTTCTCCTATCTTTCTGCATCTTTCTAACTCTTTCTCCATAAAATTAAGTTTCAGATTATCAGCTTCAAAATGTAAGGTATAAGGTACTGAGGTAATACCAGAATGGTCAACAATTTTAGCAATTTCACCTATCATAGACCGTGTAGTAGGCGTGCACGTTTCCTCGTCGGCACATATTACTCTTACCTCATCACCTATCTTAAACATTAGAAATCCTCCTCTTGTGGTTTATTTCTAAAAGACATCCATTGGCTAATAAAAGCACACTCCACTGTGCCTGTTGCGCCCGACCTATTCTTACACACAATCAACTCAGCCTCCCCCGTGTCCTCAGCATTTGGGTCTAACTGCCTGTCAAAATAGCTTGGCCTGTGTATCAATATAATCTTGGTGGAGTCGTTCTCCATTGCCCCACTCTCCCGCAGGTCTGTCATACGTGGTCTTGGGTTTTCTCGTAATTCTGGCCCTCTGTTAAGTTGGGAGAACGCAATAACAGGGATATTAAACTCCCTTGCTATGGCCTTTAGCTCCCTGCTTATCTCTGACACTTCCTCTTGCCTGTTTGCTACCTGCTTACGCAGGGACATAAGTTGAAGATAATCTATAATCAAGCAGGCGATGGGCTCAACATCTTGAATAGATTTAAGAATCTCCCTTATTGAATCTGGCACAACATACGAATCGTCATTGATTATAATGCTGTATTGGGACAGTTGCTCAAGTGCGGTATGAAACTTACCTAACACTTTAGCAGTAGCACACCCTCTTTTTATACTGTTGTAATCAACCTTGGCTAAATTTGCTGCCAACAACTCTGTTATCTCCTCACAAGGCATTTCCAAGGTACATAGCAAACTTGCTCCTACATTGGCACTTGGTTGCCCTACATTTAAGAGTATGTCCCTCGCCATACTACTCTTGCCCATACCAGGTCTACCTGCTATGGTTGACATCTCCCCCTTGCCGAATCCCAATATAAAGTCATCCAAGGCTTTAATACCAGATGTAATACCATCAAAAGGTTTACCTATGCTCTGCTTTATATCTTGAAGGTCTTTACGTAAATCAAATATTGGCATACTAAACTTAATCCATAAAAGCAAATAATAGCTGTTGATTTTTCTGTAGTAATATTTCAAGAGCATACCAGCTACACCCCCACGATGCAGCTACCTTCATTGTAGAGTAACGAGATATATGTGTAGAATTTGGTAGAAATATAACTGGATAATTTCCATTATGCCACCCAACAATTTTGCCTGCTTTGCCAATATCTTTTTGTGCCGCATCGTTTGGGTCTACTTCACCAAGATATTTGACCATAGTACCAATAGGATACTTCTTGTCACTCATTATTATCTTGCTCCATTATCTTATCACGAACAGATTTACCTTGTGGTTTGGGTTTAGGCTTGTAACTTTGTTTATACTGTTTATTCAAGTTATTCAATACCCAACGCATACAAACTGCTGGCCAATAGGATATACCCTTCCATCCCTTGCTCTCAAAGTAGAGGTAACAACTTTGTGCCATATAATCCAATTGTGTGTTGCTAAAGGTGTATCTCTTGTCATGGCAGTATTGTTTCATTACCTCAAGAACTTCGGTGTCTGAATTGGGTTTATTGGGTTTAGGCATATACTATTCCATAAAACTAAATAATAATTGTTGATTTGGTAGCACCAATGGCTCTATGTCACTCCATTTAACAGGAACCCACCCTGTAGACGTAGATGCACAATGAGGAGACTCTGGTAGTCTCACTTCACAGTAGCAATCAAATACATAAATAATTTCACCTGTTGTATTTTTACATTGCTCACAGCTTCCTACATATCTAACCTTCGTACCTATGGGGTATCTTTTATCAGCCATAATTTACCTCCTAAAACGGTACATCCCCTACTGGTGTACCACCCTGCTCACATGCAGGTGTTATGGTGTCCTTAATATAAATATACTCAAGAACCTTGGTAATCCCAAGCTGTAACTTTACCAAATCTGTTGGCTTAAAGGATTTAGTACGCTTCCACCCAGTATCATCTTTATAGCTTTTATCAATGGTAATAGACTGAAAATTACCTTTAGGTGTTTCGTTACTCCAAACAGCGATTTGGATACCACCAACTCTAATTGTTTTTTCTGGTGCTCTTTTTTCTTGTGCCATAATACTACCCCTTTCTAAATTAAGTTTTTTCAAAACCTATTGATAATTTCCGTCCCCTCTGAACTAAATCATATAACTTTTCCTCAAAACCGTTATCAGCAGCTTCCTCAGTTGTATTATCTCGGACTTGTGCCCATGTTAAATAACCTACATCAAAGGCAAACTCCATTAATTTTTTATTTTCCTTCAACAGATAGCTTGCCGTCTTTACAATCGTTCTGTCTATATCTCTTTCAAGTTTATCTTTACCATTCATAACTCACCTCTTTGTTCCTTTAAGAATCCTTTACACACAACACATTTTACCTTCGGAGGAACTTTGCCTTTGGAGTTTGGTTGCACTTTGTTCATCGCCATATCTGGACTGTGCGTTGATGGTTTACCACATTTAGGACAGCTTATTTCCCAATAAGATTTACTCCCACCTGCCATAATTATTCTCCTTGTTCGTTCATAAATTCAAATAGTAATTGTTCATTTGGTTTACTTGCCAATTCTATCATTTTTGCCTGTAACCACCAACGAGTTTCTTTTGGCTCTCTATCCCGTCTCGGCCTACCCATATCTACTACATAAGACACATGCTCACCACCATCATAAATATCAATATCCACAATAGTACCTTTTTTATTTAACTCATAAGGTTCTATCGAAGAGCAATTAATAATTCTAACCCTGTCACCTATTTTGAATGCCATATTATTCATAATGGTATAATTCCAATAAAAGGCGTAAAGGGGTAAAGTCCTCTACGCCTTTATTTAATTACTTACAACAGTTGTCTAATCCAGGTTGATGAACTCACCGTTTCCATTGGGGTCGATGAATTTGTCCTTTTCGCAGGGGAGGTCTTCCGTGTAAAGACCTTCCTCACTGTGAAAATCGCCCTGAACCCATACGACCTTCGAGCTATTCCTGGCTCTGCCGGAGTCGGTGTTAATCAGATACGCTCTTGCTGTGGCATACTTGTTGCTCTTGATGGATACCAACTGATAATCAACGCCGTTCTCATGCTCAAGAATCATCCCGATTGGGAATGTTCTTGTGGCACACGCCTCTACCAAAGCCACTAAAGCCTTGGCTACTTTTGGCTTGTTGGTGTCAATAGTCACCATCTTGCCAGCTAATTTTACTTTTATTTTCATCTTTCTAACCTTTCAAATTTAGTGATTCAACAATCTTCTTTACACTTTCTGTCTTGGTGGGGTATTGGCCAAATGTATTAAGAATATGAACAAGAATAGTAGAACGTGACCAATTATATTCAGAAGGATTGTCACTTGCTTTTTGTGCCTCTTTATACTCATCGGCTAACTGATTGAGCATCTTTATGTTTTGGCTGTTAGGTATAGCAAGATTTAATCCTACTGCTACTTTTTCCCATTCAGTTGGTTTGGCCTTGTCAACTACACTGTTGACCGAACCCCTTTTCGCACTACGTTCCTCATAGACATAATCTATGTACTTCTCTGCTAATTCTGTAATCTTCTGTACAGCATAAATATCCTCCGATTTTTCTATCAATGATTTTGTTATTGCTAATTTACTTATTCGTAAGTCTTTGTCTACAAATGCTTTAATTTCGTCTTTTGTGTAAGCCACCATACTACCCCTTCATAAAATTGAATAATAACTGTTGACCTTTTATTGTTACACGCTCTATGTTAGATGGCCTATGCCATTTAGTTTTTATTGCCATACCACAATTTTCATCATCGCATATTACACAAACGGAAGTATCATATACAGCCTGAATCCAACCATTTTCATCTATCGAAACAATTTTCCCATCCCCGTGTATCCATTTTGGGTTTTTTGGTTTTACTTTATCACCTACCTTGAATTTTTCATACCATTGCATCTGCACCCTCCTCTGGTACATTCATATAGTCATGTGTTGGATAGTGTTCACAGTCTTTCAACATCATTTCAAGTTTCTTTATCAATTCTTTTGGTGTTTTACTCGGTAATACACCCAAGCCATCTGTGCAAGCCATTATTTTACCTTTATCATCACGATATACTTCATGCACACTGTAGTAATCTTCACCATTTTCTTTGTGAATTAGTATTTGGTAGTTCCATTGCATTATATAATCCCCTATATATACTAAAGTATTATACTTAGTGTTATATATATACTTTGTATTATAATAACACTTAGGTATATATATACTACATATAGGACGGGCAGGATTACCCCACCCTGCACCCACAACCAGATTCAGGCAGAATACACCTGGTTATTGTAGCCCGTTCTCAATTTCAAGCTTCATCGCCTTCCCTTACCTAACGCTGCCACGCCACCGTCCCACTATTCACTTGCCAAAATTATGTGTCCCTCCCTATCTACTACGAGATTGGGGGGGTTTTCACGCCCGATAAATAATAATTCTCAGAATTTTTGTAACTTTTTTCAATATTTTATTAACGATTGTATCGGTTGTAAGGTTTATATCAGAACCCTTGTTTTATCATATCCTCGTCCGATATATCCAAAGTTTTCATACCTCTAATCGACTCCCGATTTCTCTTGTAAGTATTACGTAAGTCCACAGCATTATCAAATTCCATCAGGTAGTGCTTACTAAGCGACTTTATACGCTCCCGTATGGTCGCTAATGATACCCCCTGCTTTTTTGCTATGGTTTGCAATGAGAAATTCTGTGCAAACAGTACCAAAGTTGTTTTCTGTTTGTTAGTCATACAACTACTCCATGAAATTGAATAATAATTGCTGATTTTTTATTATCATAGATGCCCAACTTTTGTATACAGGTGTTTTATCCCCGTTAGCATTACATACCCATATCATATCAGACCCTGTACTTACATTTGTAATTACACACTCTTCATTTATTTTCATCATACCACCATACCATTGCGGTAGACCTTTCAGCATGACTTTATCACCTACCTTAAACTTCATTTTTAGCCCCTAATATCGTAATAGTTAGATGGTTACTTAACAATTTTATAAGTTTTATAGCTTAATCAGTGGTAAATTATCCTTCGCACGGATTTTATTTAGCATAGGAATAGGATTGGGGGGTAAATATATATGCTTAGGTAATAAACTATTCATTATTTGTTCTTGTTGTATTTGCTCTATTTCGGTTTTTGAAAACTCAAACCACTCCCCAATTTTTCGTTTACTTTGATATTTTTTATGTAAAAACTTCTCAACTATCTTAGCTGGTTTATTAAAACGTTCTTTATAAATCAATGTAAGTGGGTACGGACAACCGGCTTGTAGTATTTGTAACCTTTCTTCTGGATTTTCTGAAGTTCCGATTTTATAAAAATTTGAGTTACCGCACCGAATCAAGTATAGGTATTTTTTGTTTTTCATATTTAATTACTTTTTACGAGCATTATAAAATTCTTTGGTGCTTGGAAAATTGATTGGGCCAACTTCTTTTTCATACCATTTGTCAAATTCTTTCATTTTGATTCTCCAATATTATGGTATCACTTGGGTAAGCACATTCCTCACATATTTGTGTGCCGTATCTTTCTATAATTTTATGGTCTTTCGGTATGGGCTTTTCACATACCCAGCATTTCACAGGTTCTTTGTCACCCACATAGAATAGTGCGGCACAATCACTACAATATAACTCCCCATTCATATACTTGAGTGAATTGCCAACCTTCATTTCACTTGTTTTTATCCCACACTCATAGCAAGCAAACAAATAGCTTTTCTTCTCCACATTATTGATGCTCAGGTTTAACTCTTTCAAACAGGAATAGCAGAATTTTTGCTTTCCTTTCTCGTATAACAAGGCCTCCTTTTTGTACTGCTTACATTTATCGCATGGGGCATATTTATCATATGAAGTATAAGATACAGCCTGTGCCTTTATTACAGTTGGTTCAGGTGGTAGTGATGCATACTTTTTTGGCTTCATGTTGATTACTATTTCCTCCGTAAACTTCATGCTATTCCACAGGGCATCGACAGATACATATTCATAAGCGGTATGGGGTTTGTAATATCCACAGGACAAGTTCACGCAGGAAACACCAACCCTGTTATTCCACAATTTCATCACATCCGTGACAGTGCCCGTGCAGTTTTTATACTTGTATTTCTTTTTTATCAATCCAATCTCAGAGGAAAAGTCGTGGGATATAGTTTTGTTGCCCCAATAGGTTTGTATGAAGTCCCTGTTGCCTTTTCTATCTAACTGAATCAGGTATCTGCAATCGTTAAAGAATATCTTATCCATGCCTGTGCTACCTTTGCACCCTGACTCCTCCCTTGAGAAGAACACAACCTTTATTTGGGGTATTACTTTTAACAGATACAAACAAACGAATATCCCGCATTTATCATCTCCGCCTATGCCCACTCTCCTTTTGTTACTCATGGCAAACAGTACATTGTTATCATCTGTGTCTTTGTATATCTTGAAATCGTCCACAAAGTCATGCACGGTGTCCATGTGCGATGTCACACAGGGATATGTCTTTGCCTTGCCTTTCGTGACAATGAGGTTTCCAACAGCGTCAATATGATAGGGCAGCTTCAATTTCTTAAGCTCCTTGTCGAGATACAGCACCATCAGCTTCTCGTTCTCGCTGTTTGTCTGAACCATCAGTACATCGAGCAGTTTGTTGAACCAATAATATTCCATTATTTCTCCATAAATTCAAATAATAACTGTTTTTTATCAGGCAACCTAAAATCCTGTTTTATATACCATTTGTTGTTGAACTTCTTTAAGTGTTGTTTGTTTCCAGCGGAGTTTATTATTAAATCACCAATAGTAAGTTGGATAAAATTATCCCCGTTTATACAGTATACTTCTTGATACTCTAAGTTATTTATTATAGGGTTGTAAACAATGTCATAAGCAATTATTGCATGTTCTTTCGGTATTAAATCGCCTTTTCTTGAAAGCCCCGTATAGTTACTATTTCTATCGTTTACTCTGGTTCTTCTCCAATATGGTGTATAATCTTGAGAATAATGTATGTAGTATGTTTGCTTTGCAAGTTCTTTATTCATACCTTCCCTGTCATAGTTTACAAAACATTGTGATATATGATACCACTTATCATCAAAACAAACAAGGTTGGTGTCTTTTTTATGGTATATTTTATCGCCAATGATTATAATATTAGATTCATGTACGTATCCATCATATTCAGTGGAGTGTACCGCCGTTGCCTTGCTCATTGTGTCATTAGTGATAATCTCATTTACCAAGTCCTTTTTGAGTATGTGCCCATCAAGCATAGTCTGTGTTATGTTTTTTCTGTCGTATTTACTGTAATACACACCGTTTATATCCACTATGCTTGCTTTCAGCACATATCCATCATACCTCTTTACGAACACCGCATCTTTTTTGGATATGAAGTTGCTGGTGCACGCCTCCACCACTCTATCTGGGTCGAGAGCTGGATAGTATCCACGATTTGTATGTTCATGTAGAGTTATACAGGAATCGGACTTCCTGTGTATCCCCAACGCATCACTGGAAGTAAGAAGATTGTCTTTGGGATACAAGTATCTGAACGTGTCCATATAAGGTAAGTGACACATACCATCTATGATTATATCCTTTTTATAATAGCTTTTGTCCATTTGGTTGACGGTGGTTGTCGGATACCACTTCCATTTATTTTCTTCTGCCAAATCATAAAACAATGGAAGTAAGGTGTTCGTTCTTGCGTACACTCTGTCCAAATACCCAAATGATGTTTTGCGTTTTGTGCTTTCAACATTGTCCCATAGCACGGCACGGGCATGTATTCTGTTGTTGCTATCTACAACTACAACAATTCTCACTTTGTTTTTGACATAAAAGTTTAACGCCTTTTGCATGTCTTTTTGACGCATACAACTTTTCCCCAAGTTGCTTGTATCTGCTAAGAAATAATTAGAATACAAATAAGCATATCTTATTTTGCTTGAAGGCCATATCTCTATTTTTAGATTTAGTTTCCTTTCTTCTTTAGAAAGTATAATACCCCACATATGAGATGCAGAAATATTACAGGAAACATGTCGGTATAGAAAATCCTTTAGGGATTTTTTATTTTTACGAGTCCCATCTTTTTCTTCATAGGTAACATGGAAAACGTTGGTTGTGGTTGTATGCGTTATGATAATGTTAGTTGCTTTTGGTGGAGACTTATAGGTATAACCATATTGTTTGTTATATTCTTTCAATATTTTGTCAAAGTTATATTTTATAGTACTCATATTGTAACTCCTTGTTTAGTAACTACTTAGAGGCATCCTCTACTAATTGAGGTGTATTCCGTAAGCATTTGCATCACTACACAAAATAATTACTTCTTGTCCGATGTGTTTAGCTTTAGTACCCTCAACTTGGTCTAAGTCTGTGATTTTATCCTTAAATATTTTTGTTGCTGTTGGTTTCACAAGTTTACGAGTACACCTATTACAGTACGGATGAACGTTTTTTCGTTTAGTACACCAGTCAGCTATATGGAGTGACATTTCACAACCACATAATGTACACTCTGCTGTGTAACAATCACACATTTTATTTCTCCCGTGCCTTTTGGCATCTAAATATGTTTCCAGTTTACTATAATGCCCCCAATGCGGTTTGAACACATGTCTTTCCCCTGAGAAGGGAATATCCTTCGCAATTAGACGATGGGGACGACCAGCAATTATAGGATATAATGCTATCACCCTTAATCACTGGTTAGATTAAACATCCCAATGGATATTTAATATGTGTTTACTTCATTTCCCAACTGATACTTACTTTAACAGGAATTACTCTTATCTCGCAGAGGTCATCAATAATTTCACCAGTTATCGAGTTTATTGCGGCTTGGTCAAAGTAGCCTTCTTCAAGTCTCTGCCATAGTTCTTTTTCCATTATGAAGTAATCTCCTTCATCTAAAGTATCAAAATAGACACCCACTTTGACATCTTTAGGGTTTGGTGTTATTTGAGTACCTATTACTGTTTTCTTTTTTGCCATTTCTGTTCTCCTAATAAATAATGTTACGGGTTTATGTTGTTACTTACTTAAATGTTTTATGAAACGAATCCACAGCTTTTTGTAGCTCTTGTTTTGCGTGAGTATAATAAACCTCAAAATATTCTTTGGGCAGGTATTCAAAATGTAACGCTAAGCAGGCTGTAGTATATAAATCCCTGTGTGCTCCTATATCATTAGGGGTCAGCTTGGTAAATTGCAAATCTGTTCTTTTGTTTTTATTGTTCATATTATTCCCCTTTATTTCTTCAATAATCTTGCACGTTCCTTCTTTGCTATCCGCCCCTCTTTGTCAAGCTTTGCGAGTTGCTGTTCATTGCTTCGTTGACTGCGAGCCTGTGTCTGTGCATCAGCCTCCTTGTGTTTTCTTTTTTTCTTTTCGTCAGCTATTTTATGGCCGTATCTTTCTCTTATCATGTTGTAATCCCCTCCAATAAAATAATGGGTATTGCTTTTCTTGTGTTGTAAATAAGGTTTCCTTACTTATACGTGTCCTACTAAAATGATACTTGCGAGCTATTTTTTGTAGCCTATCCATTTGGTTAATAAATTTATGTGATATGTTACGTAGATTGAAGAGGTTTTTATTCAAATACTTGTAAATAGTGTATTGCATACTGTCCCCAACCCAACACATTCCTATTTTACAGCCTAAACATTTTATAGTACACCCACTATCCCCCAAATAATCACAACTTCCACAACATAAATCTTCACCGTTTCTTTTACACATATAACTATTATTGCATATCAATTCACTATCCTCTACTCTAATGTTACATGGATTATATTGTTTAAGTAGTTTATCCGCTTTGTCATAGATTAAGTCATATAGCTTTCGTCTGTTTATCATATTATCCCTTAAGATAACCTATACTCTTGTATCCACACTTTACCACCAACAGACTGTGATGCTTCCATAGTTTTGTCAGCTTTTCGCTTGTCAATAAAAACACCCAAGTCAAACTTGTCTGTGCTTTTATTCAGTTTGCACCAGACAATATATACTTTATCTACCATAATTTAGCCTCCTTTGTCTGTTCCTTATCTGTCTTAACCATTGTTCTTTTGATTGATAATAGCATACTTCTGGGATATTATAGGTTACAAACTTTTCTAATACACCTAACCTATAGTCCAAAACTTCATTTTCTTTTTTTGCTTCGGAGCATAGCCATAATTTACACCGTAAACATTTTGTAGCACATCCAAATAAAGAATAATGGTCTGTCCTCCACTCCTCCCAACAACCACCACAACATAGACGTTTAAGTCTTGTTGTATGCCCTTTTGGATGAGATGTGCAACATAATTTTTTGTCTTTAATGTGTATTTTGCAAGGGTTATGTTTCTTAAGTAACCTATCCGCAATATCATATAATCTATCGTATAACGCAGATAACTCCTTTACGGACAAAGATTTAGTAGCTGTTACCATTATTAACCTCCGTAAAATTCCCCGCTGTAACAATAACAAGTGGTAACTATTTCAAAGACTTTATATGTTCTCATAGACCAACCTCCAATATTATTGCCTTAACTAATGTTACAAGAGTAACGATAACTTTTTGTATCGCTTGCACACTTTGTGTCCAGCCTATTATGGTCAAGGCTGTGCCAGTTATTATACCAGCTATGTATTTTAACATATGTACTCCTTTTTCAATGAGTCTTTTAGTATTTGAGTTTTAGTACGATAGTAAGGATACAGAACTATCCCACATTTTTCAGCGATGTTTTTTAACCGGCGAAGCCTATTCTTCAATATTTTATTTGTAACAAAACCACAGTAAAATAACTTACAGGGTAAACATTTAATAGGACAACCAGTTTTCGATTGATACTTGCAAGCATGACAACACAAGAAATGCCCTTGTTTTTGTTGCCAGGCAACGAAGCTGTGATGATGATATTGTTTACATAAAACAAACCCCTTTTTAGTAGTGTGTATATTACAGGGATTGTGTTTTTTAATCAACTTATCTGCGATATTATATATGCGGTCGTATAATGCGGATAAATCGGCTAATATAAAATCAAATAATAATTGTTCCCCTGTTGGCATTAGTTGCGTTTGTATCGTCATTTTATATCCCCTTAATCAAGTTTATCACGGCTTTGCCATAGTATGCCGAAGGCATCCGGTGGTAGGTTTTCGTAATCTTGGACAGCAATTAAGTATGGTTCAGCATCATACATCGGACAGCCGTCGTTTTCGCTATCTATCCAGATATAACCACAAATGCATGCATATTCATACATACTTTCCTCCTTAGTAAGTTATTTTACTTTGCATAGCCCCAGCGTAGCTTGTAGATTTTGCTGTCTATTTGTTCACTATCTTGGTTTTTATTATCTTTCCTCGGAAGACAATAAGAGTTAAACTGTTGTGCAACACTATACCAAATAACATAATTAATCCCAAACCAAAATTGTATTTGAAACTAACGTATATCGCTGTAAAGTGAAAAAACAATTTCCACATACAAGTGCACACAGTAAACAATTTCATCTCTGTTTTGTTTGTCATTTTATCTCCTTTTAATAATTTATTCAGCAAAGCCCCCTGGAAAATGCCTTTCCCCTTTGGCCTTTGACAACCTTCTACCGAAGTCAAGGGACTTAATGTCAAGCCCTCTCGATATGGCATCACCCTCTTGATGGGCTTGTGTCTCGTAGGGTATATTGTCAACGTGGTCTATCTTTGGGTCTTTCGGCTTGCATTTGTACGGTAGGCCGTGTACCTTATCATGCCTTAATTGATATAATCGTTTTACTTCTTTGGCTATATTGAACATCTTACCTCCCCTGTGTAAACATTTATATTTACAGGAAACAATGTTTGTTTTATCAAATTTATATCTAATTTCTTATCAATAGTTTTTAAGCTGTCTAATATATTTAGTGCATATTCCTCCAAATCTTCAACTGGCATTGTTCTCGGTGTGTTTGACATCAAACCTGCTTTCCCCAGTAAGTCAAACCACGCAATTAAGACAAGGTATTTAGTCATAGACTCCTTTTCTTTATTGTCCGAAATACTATTCAGTATTTTATTGCAATCAATCATAAAGCGGCCTATACCTTTTTGGTACGATTCTTTCATTATATCTTCTGAATAGAGTCCGGTAGGTCTAAAGCAAATAATCGTTTGGCTTTATTTTTTACATCCTGCAATGATATGCTATGCAGAATGCGGGTTTTCTTTACAAAGTATCGTTTCCCGTTGTAGCTACGCCATTGTAGTTTATAACGTTTTAGTATTGTATTGCCTATTGTTAGCGAATACATAGGTTATTCCCTTTCAAACCATTTGCAATTATTGTTTTTATTGATTTTACTCGGTTGTCGAATATAAGACTTCCATTCAGTATGCCAATCATGTTTCATTGTAAGGTTATTAGGGTGTTCGCAGAAAGTACCCTTGTGTGCCATTCTGCTATAAAAGTGTTTACACCCTTTACAAAATACATTTTCCATAGTTTATCTCCTAAATGCCTTTTGCTCAACAGCCCGTTTGTATTCCTCTTGCAGGCGTATCCAGCGATACCTTGATTGTGCATATCTGCCTTGACGTTTTAGTGCTGCTCCCTCTTGCTCTGCTTGTGTGTCTATTTCTGCTTTGTTCATTCTATTTCTCCTCATAGTAAACTGTCTCTGCATATTCAATAGCATAATCTTCGCTAAACTTTGCACCACACCCCAAACACTCTGCCGGATACCGTAATGTATCATCGGTTATTTGAAACGCTGCATAGTCTATACTTTCACTACCACAATAAGGACACTTGCCTAAACATTCTTTCGTTTTTAGTTCTAACATTTTATCCTCTTAGTTTAACAGTATTGGGGTATATACCGTACAGTCCATTATACGGTATATTAGCTAATACTGTTAGGCCTTGACTTTCCTCAAGTCAAACGCCGATGCCTTGACGATGCTGCCGGAGTATTTGTCAATCATAACATTGAATGCTCCAGACACGGCCTCGATAACGGCTTGACGCTGGACATCGGACAGACGGGTTTTCAGATTGCCTAATAGTTGAAAATCCTTGATGGTCTTGTTGACCCGTAGGTTTGTCAAGTGTGCCGTTTGGCAAGGGATACATCGCTGTGGTGATATAACAACATCGCCGTTCTCATAGATTGTTTTTGTCGCCTCGTATTCTGCCTTGCACTCGATACATTTCTCCTTGACAATGTCAATTGTCTTTACTTGACCACGCTCCTTTTTTTGCTTTGCCATTTTACAATCTCCCAATAAAACAATATTGTTTTGGTTTACTGATTAGAGTAGTTGTGAATATGCTATATACGTTTTTGCACCCGCTATATAGTTGAAGTGTACGTTGAATCTATCGAGCATAGACCGGCTGTTTTTGTATCTGTTTTGCTCAAGACAGTTTTATTCAGCCTATTTTATATAGCATACTCAAGACTACTCTAACCTCTTGTTTCATAGCATCCCTGCTTATACGATACATATTCACTTGTCAAATAACACTATTTGATAAAACTCATAAGTAGGCACTACGGTTATATAGTGCCTTATTGCAAGTTTTATATGTCAATCCCTTTTGTCATTATGTCAAAGTCCATTGTCTTAATCTCCGGATGGTGCTCTGCAACTATATGAATTGCCTGCCAATCACTTATAGCATCAACAGGAAACTCGGCATAAATCTTATCTGTCTCGTCCATATAGACAATCACAATTCGTTTTCTGCTCATAATAAATCCCCTTTGCAAAATAGTGTTATCGAGTTTTCAAAGAACCAACCTACTTAAAGTATAACACATAATTGCAAAAATGCAAATAGAAAATAAAATTTATTTTAGCCATGCCAAATAACGCCGATACTCTTGCCTTGCCTGCTGGATTGTTAGACTACCTTGATAAACCAACAGCCAATACCGTATCTTCTTTTGCAGTTTATTGTTTGGCAATGATATACTCATTATCAATCCTCTACAATATCACTTCGCAGAATAAACTCACCGATGTTGTCCTCGTCTTGGTTGACAATACCATCCCTATCCTGTTGTAATAACGTAACAACGTAATCAGGTTGTACATCAATTATCTTGCGTATTTCACAACCGCTAATCAATATGTCATTTATTGCTAACATAGTGTTATGTACGCCAACATACACAACAACAGCATATCGGTTATTGATATATTGTTGAATAATCTGTATTGCATAATATTTGCTCCAACAGCAAATCATCAAACAAGCTCATTCTCTCTCTCGTATCGGAAAACATCCGCTCGGTTGCTTCTGTTATAAGCTCGTTTGTGATATTCATTTTACGCTCATCTTGATATAGCCTACAAGGTTTTCAACGCATCCATTTACACTGTGTCCAGCTTGCCAGCTGTCCCTAATGATATGACTCATTGACTTGGTTATAGTCAACCAGGATAGCCGACATCGCTTACTTAGTTTCTTAACTACCAGCTTTTTGTAAACTGTGTATTTCATAGTTTTTAGTCTATATAGGCTTCTGCATAAAGTATTTCAGCAGCACCTTCAAGTTGTTGGATTGACTCTGTTGCAAAAGGCTCGGTTTTTTTGGTATACTCTGCCAATAATTCAGCAGTATATGCAGCAGCTTCACATGCTTCTTTAGTAGGTTTCGTTATCATAGTTTTATTCTTTCACTTAACCTTTACATAAACCCTTGTATCGGCCTTGCACCGATTAGCCAGCTAATTCTGGCAAGGGTATAGTGGCTAACTATATCATTCCTATTACATTTGGTTGATAGTACAGACTACCGAAAACACCCTCTTTTAGTTTGCCCATTGCAAGTCTACGCAAACTTATCGGTATTCCATAAAATCTTGTTATTGTGCCACTTGGTTCAATACGTACACTGCCTTTTTGATAACATAGTTTATTCGGGTTTTGATTCGGTTGTGTGCGTATCTCATAAACTCGACCAGTTATTGCTCCGTCAGCATTTTCTCGTCCTTGTTCAAAGAATAACTCCTTTGCATTATTGAACCAACCATTGCTTGTGCCATTGCCCACATTCTTTGATAAGTCGGCAAGTATAAAATCTAATACTCTACTTGCGACAGCCGTGCAAGAATAACCCATAAATCACCTCGCTTTCTGTTAGCCACTATTAACTTGTCAATGAACTTAATCACTACCTAAAGTATAACACATATATCGGATAATGCAAACACAAACTTTAATTTATTATCATATAATCTTGTAGAATGTTAAGTGATTAGTGAACATTAAACATAAAAGAATAGCCGGACATTGCATCCGGCTTTGGTGATGTGGTGTGATTAGTTTAATCCGCAGGCATCAAGAAATTTCTGCCGATTGAATTGTGGATTGTCTGTTGCGAAATAATGAGCTAAATCAGAAGCAATATTACAAATAACATACTGTTCGGTAGTAGTGCCATTTGGCCCATTATTGCCATGATAGTGTTCCTTGATGGTTTCTGCTATTGCTTTGTAGTGTTTTCTTGATAACATTTTATACCCCTTTAATAGATTGTCATTACAAGTAAAGTATAATCTATATTGTCGGTTATTGCAAGAGTAATCTTTAATTTATCTTTATATAATTTATTGAAAAGTTATATAGTTATGTAACTCCAGATGTGTATATATAAGGGTAGAGGATAAGTGATATAAGTGATATAGTGCGTGTATGTTATGTAGTTGGTGTATGTGTGTTGACTACTACAACACACGTAACCGTCATAACCGATATAACCCACACATATCCACCATTGTATATCGGACTATACCGATTCTTGTTAGTTGGTTATCTAACAAGGTTAGAGTATAGCCATGTTGTTATGTGGTTATCTAACAAAGGTGCAGTCGCACCGGTTATAACGATTATAACGATGGGGGTGGGGTAGGCCTGGTTATAAAAGGAGTGTAGGGGAGGTGTATATGCTACGAAAACTACAACCATATTTTTCCAAATAAAATATATTAACGTCCGTATTTGTTAATAGTTTATAGGATTAACCCCCTATAATTTTTTTCTTTTCTCCCCTTTATATAAATAATATGGAACTATAATATATGATATATTCTTAGATATGATATATTACCTCACAATATAATTAATACCAAATTAAAAATACCTATATAGGAAGTGACATACATAGTACAGTGTCCGATAAGTAGCACTATTTACACGTCCAATAATGTTGGAGTGTTAAAAAAATAAAATTTATTGAAAATTTTTTATTACTTATGTAGTAGGTACTTATATAACAATAGTCCGATTTCTGTTTATTTTATTTCACCAAAACCCCCCCTATTTCGTAGTATATATAGAGGGGTATATATATTATATATACTTATCCCTAATATGTTACAGGGATGTAACATTTACTATACAAGGATGTATGTCTTGTGCCTTTATAAGCAAAGCTTTAGAAGGCACTATATATAAGAGACAAATGAAAATCTATATTTACATTTTAACTAATGAGTTTAATGGTAAGCAGTATGTAGGTGTTTCCAAGAATCCCAAGATAAGATTGAAGGAACATTACAAAACTGATTATCCTATTGGAAGAACTTTAAGAAAATATGATGGTCAGATTGATTTTAGTATTGTCGCCCAGACTAATGATTATAAGTCAGCCTTTGAATTAGAAAAGTTTTATATCAAAGATTTGAACACTATGAAGCCTAATGGATATAATCTTACCCTTGGTGGAGAAGGTAATAATACCCCCCGTTCTGTGGAAACAAAGACTAAAATGGGTATTGCTCAAAGAAAACGTAGAGATAAGGAATTAAATGCCAAACCTAAAAAAGCTCAGGGTTATTTTATGAACTATTTTCCGATACCGGAGGAAGAAAAATCGCACGTCCAAAAAAAGACATAGGGGCGGCCTTCGCTTTAGTAGCTAAGGATTTGCTTGAAAATAATCAAAATATCGCAGATGTGGGGGTTATCCTTGGTACACTTGGGGAGGACTCCCTAAAGTGGCTTAAAGACCTCAAAGCGGAATGTACCACAGTTGACGAGTTCGTAGAGATTGCCAGGCAGAGGGCTGACATCTCCCTGATAGTGGCAGCGGTTAAATGTGCCTTGGGTTACGAATACCAAGAGGAAGATAAAACCTATCGAAATATACTCAATAACAGGGATGAGACGGGTGCTCCCGTGATGAAAGAAGTGGTTGATGGTAGGAAAGTCAAGATTAAGCGGGCATTACCTAATGAGGCTTTATTGAGGTTTATCCTGAAATGCCGCCTTCCAGAATACTTTACTGATACTCAGAGAATTGAGATAAATAAAAAGACCATTGAGATTAAAGAGATTGCTCAGAAGGAGATTGAGGAGTTTGGGCGAAAGCTTCTTGAGAGTATAAAAAGTGAAAATCAAAATCCCAGATAATCCAAAGGCTTTCTATGGGTTGATACCAACCGACCCAAAGGAGAATATCGAGTTCAGAGCGAATCTCCATAAAATGCTGGCTGTAGACCGTAAGGCACAGGCAGTATTTATGGAACTTTGCCGCCAATATATGCCAATCTTCTTTAGTTCGGTGGCTTGGACTTACAATCCTTGGACGAGACTGAACCATCCATTTATCCTTAGACCGGCTCAGATACCGGCAGTGGAGACGTTGGATTGGTGCATTGAGAACGGACACGATGCTGGTATTAACAAGAGTCGTGAGGAGGGGGCATCTGAGATTAGTTGCAAGTTGTTTGCAGCAAAGGCATTATTGTATGAATACGTGAACTTTATCTTGGGTTCACGAAAGAAAGAATTAGTAGATAATCACGGAGATTACTACACATTATTTGCCAAGGTGGACAATGTTTTTAATTATCTGCCTTCGTGGTGGTTAGAACTTTCCGGTTATAATCCTAAAAATAACCGTAAAGATATGTTGTTGACAATACCGTTAAACAGTTCTTCAATAGTGGGAGAGACTACAAATGAGAGTTTTTCTGCTGGAAGCCGTGCTACGGCATTGTTACTCGATGAGTTCGGTCGTGTGGATGCAGCCACAGCTACAGCAATAGAAGGGTCAGTACACGATGTGTCGCCCTGTATAATCTATAGTAGTACTCATTGGCTTGGTGCGGGGCATTGCTTCAATCAAGCCCTCGGCAAAGCAACCACAAAGGTTGTCGAACTCATCTGGCATCAAAATCCTACCAAAAACCAAGGGCTCTATACAAGTCCTAAAGTTGGTGAGATTGAGTTGATAGACGTGGATTACTACCGTCAACGTTGGCCGGAGGTACTTGAATATGCAGAAAATGAAATGTCCAGATTGTGATAGTGAGAATACCGTTTCTCATACTGATAAGGAATTACGTAGTTTGAATTTGGAAGTTTGGCAATGTTTTGATTGTGAAAATAAATGGGAAAGTAACCCACCGTCTGTTTGGGACATAGATGATTGAAGAATTACCCAGAAGTATTAGAATATGCCACAAATTAAAATAAATTATGAAGCCTTACCCGATGAATTAAAGAAACTCTTTATCGCCGATGGGTGTAAGAATCTACCTGGGAAGTTTCGTAGCCCTTGGCATGATTATCAAGAATTGCGGCGAAAGGGCAATCGGCGGGACTTTGTATCAAATGTATGGGCTACTCCGATGGGGTCAAGCGATACCCCATTTGACCATACTGTTCTTGAGGACATTAAAAAGAGATATATTCGGGAACCAAATTTTGAGGGGGAAGTGGTTTTTGAATACGATATTGATGGATATATTCAAAAAGAAGATATTGAACTTGACATTGAGGGCCCATATTTTATTTCTGATTTTGGAGGCAGGAGGTTAAAATGGTGGGGGAATTTAATTCGAGGTAGACCAGACCAAAGACATAATTATATTGTTGGTTGTGACCCTTCTTATGGATTAGGTTCATCAAACTCAGTAGCATCAATTTATGATGTAAATACAATGGAATTGGTTGGAGAATGGGTTTGTGCCAATACTAAACCAGAGGATTTTGCTGACCAATCAGTAGCAATAGCACAGTGGGTTGGTGGCGTAGATGATACTTTCCTTATTTGGGAAAACAACGGTGGGCACGGAGTAAACTTTACCGATAGAGTTATTTGGCAAGAATACTGTAGTTGTTATACTCAAACAGTAGAAGATTCTAAAACTCGGAAAAGACAGAAAAAATATGGTTTCCATTCTACCCAAGACCGAAAAGCTGCTATTTTAGGTGAGCTTAGTATTGCTCTTGCTTGTGGTATTAGTGGGGATAAGAATTATAAGTCTTGTTTAATTTATAGCAAAGAATTGTTAGATGAATTGTTTGATTATATTTTCGTTGGGGGAAGTAAAGAAATTACAACTTCGTTGAAAGCGGATTTAAGTTCTGGTGCAAGAGAGAGACATGGTGATAGGGCCATAGCTGTTGCACTTTGTATTCTTGGAACGAGAGACCAATTTGTTGGTGATTATTCGGAGACAAGAAAAGTTCCATTTGGTTCATTTGAATTTTATCGTAGGGTTGAGGAAACTAAACAAAAAGAGGACTATCGTAAAGCTAAAAAGTATCTGTTTGGAATTAATTTATGAAAAGTAGTAAAAAATATATTGAAACAAGTCAATATAAAGAACAGAAGTTTGAAGAAAGGCTCCAAATACTTGTAAGGGCGTGGCAAAAAAAATGGGAAGACCCACAGGCTCATACACAGAAATTGCTGGCTTCCTATGCTTCGGGGTATTTTGACAAACGCCTCGCAAGAGAGCATCCAATAAATCTTATAGACAGGGGGGTTTCAACTATAGTTCCTTTTCTTGTTGAAGGCAATCCAAGATTGATGGTTGAATCCATAGTTCCAAATATGCGTCCATCAGCACACAGAACACAATTAGCTTTGAATTATTTAATTGATAAAAAAATGAATCTGGCTGAGAATGTTTTTATTCCTGCTGCTGTAATGTCAATGTTTGGTGGTGTAGCAACCAGGACTTTTTCAGAATACGACCGTATTATAAATTTAGATGATGAGGAAATAAAGTTAGGTACACCAAGAATAATATTAATAGACCCTGCTGACTATATTGGTGACCCAGCAGCCAAAAGTAGGAATGATTTTATTATTGAAGGTGATATTTATAGGTTGCCTACTGATTATGCTAAAGATATATTTGACCATCCTGATGAAATCTCGCCATCAGGAAAATTAATTACTAAATTTAGTGCTGAAAAAATAACAAACCCAGATTTTAATTGGAACAAATTAAACCTACGTGACTATTCTATATTTATTGATTTATATATAAGAGATGAAGGAATAATTGTTACAATAATGCCTTATGGCAATACTCCAGTAAGATTAAAAACCATTGAATACGATGGCCCTGGTGAGGGGCCTTACGATTATCTTGGTTATAAGTATTTTCCTGGATGCCCTATTCCAATACCCCCTGCTTGGGCGTGGAATGACCTTGACTATAGTATGAATGTACTTGCCAGAACAGCTCGTGAGCAGGCTGAATCTCAGAAGAATGTTATAGTTGCTGAACCTTCTTCAAAAGAAGCAGCTAAAAAAATTATAAAAGCATCTAATATGGATGTTATTGTAGCAAAGGGAGTAGAGCAAGTAAAAACTTTATCTTTTGGTGGTGTAAATCCTGATAACTATAATTGGATGGCTTTTGCTGAGCAGGAGTTCACAAAAACTGGGGCCAATCCTGATGTGTTAGGGGGTCGTGGAGCACAAGCACCTACGCTCGGACAAGAACAACTTGTATATCAAAATGCAAGTCGGATTGTAAATAATATGTACAATCGGTTTGAGAATTTCATGGTATCTGTTATAAATAAATTGGCTTATTACGTGTGGACTGACCCCACAGTATATATTCCAGTTATTAATAAAATACCTGGTCTTGGTGAAATTCCCATGGTTTTCTCACAAGCCGATAAAGTCGGTGATTTCTATGATTTTATTTTTAACATAAAACCATATAGTAGTCAACGAAGCTCACCAGAGTTGCTATATCAAAGACTAATGCAGTTTATGAGTAGTTGGGTATTACCCACAGCAGGTATTGCTACTGCACAAGGTGCTGAGATTGATATTGTTACAGCAACACAAATATTAGCTGACTACGCCGGTTTTGATAATTTTAATCAGATTTATAGAAGTGCAGTTCCACAAGAGCCTGGAAATGTACCCTATACTATGATGCCGGTTAGTGGACAACGGCCAGAAGGCACAAAAAGTCCTGGTCAAATGCCGGACACATTTGGTGCATCTGAACCATCGAGAACAGCCAATATGCAACAACAGCAAAAGCGAACTGGTGGGGGAACAAAATGAAAGAGTTGTATAGTTTAGGAATAATATTAGTAGCAGGATGGCTACTTTTTTGTTGTTTGTGTGGTTCGGGGACATTTAAGATTGATATAAGTAAATATAAAAATATGGTGGACTCCTCAGTGGTGATATATGATGAATATGGTGGTGGGTCTGGCGTGTTCATATATGATAATGTTATAGTTACCGCTGCACACATTTTAGAACAGATGGGTGTCTGCAACATAGAATTTAGTAATGGCACTGTGTTGGAGTCAGGTGATTTTTATATTGATGATGAGGAGGACATTGGTTTCATATTTGTGGATGCCAATGAAATCTATATATCCAAAGTATCACTATTGTCTGGGAATATTGGAGATACCATTTACCTTGTAGGAGCACCTTTCCATAAGTGTTTTAGTTTTACCCTGACTAAAGGAATATTGTCTCATCTCAATAGAGATATTCCTGAAATGAATTGGGAAGATTTATTACAAACTGATGCCGAGGGTGGGTCAGGTAGTAGTGGTGGCCCGTTGTACAATTCCAAAGGTGATGTGATAGGTATTTATGTAGGACATGCTGCATATGGTGGAGTTGGTATCAGTTTATGTGAGAGTGCAAAGAGTATTTTGGAAGCATATGAAAGATGCAAATTAGAGAGGAATAAATAATATGCCGTGCCCACATTTGAAAAGAAAGAAAAAAGGAAATCCTAAGAAACATAAAAAGCATACACCAATTACTTCCGAAGCTCAACGGGGATTGTTTGGTGCGGAATTAGCAAGAAAGAGAGCAGGCAAAAAAGGTAAGACTGGTATGAGTGAGGCTGAGTTGGCTCGTCACTTGGAGGAGTCTGGTGGTAAGGATTTGCCTGCAAGGACAAAGTTGAAACGGAAGAAGAAGCATGGTTGAGCGGAAGCCGGAAAAATACATCCCCGAAATGACATTTAAGAATTTGCAAGACTTTGTTATTCTTCATATGGATGAGTACCGTAAATTTATGGTGGGAAGAAAACGTCTTAAGCGAAAAAAAAGATGAAAATAAAAAAGAAATACGGGGAAAAAATTTATATTGAGTGGATTGATGCTTGGTCTACGTCAGGATGGATGAATTTAAGTTGGATGATGAAAATTCCAAATGAGGTTTACTGTTTTACAAGTGGTTGGTATGTTGGCGAAAAAGATGGTTTTGTAATTATATGCCATACCAAGGGAAAGACGAAAGATGATGACATGATGGGGAAATTGTTAATCCCTAAAAATTGGATAAGGAAGGTTAAATAATGGCAGCAACAGTGGATGTTAGTGTGATAGTTGAATTGATGGGACTTGGTAGAGACTTAAACTTTATAAATAAAGCAACAGATGGAACAACTCCCACTGGAGCTACGTATAATTATCGTGTAGTGGCTGATGGTGCTTTGGCTACTCCAGAGGTTTTAGATTTAGGTGATGTAGCAGTAGAAACAATTTTAATTATAAGAGCTGTTGATTATGATTTAGATGTTGACTTGGATTTTGATACAGATTTTGATGCAGATTTTACAGTCAAGGCAGGTGAGCCTGCCGCTGTAATACCAAATCCAAGTGGTACTATATACGTTAATAATCATACTGCTACAGAAACACCGGCTTACGAATATTTATTAGTTGGGACAGTTTGATGATTCAATTTCAATGTCTTAACAGGTCTTGTAATTTTGAACAATATTATGATGAGAATAGTGACCCTTCAGTCTGTCCTGAGTGTGATGGAAAGTGCTACAGATTAACATTTTGTAAGGATGAAGTAAGAACAAATAAAGGAGTCAACTGGTATGAGAAAGACAACCCCAGATGGAGTACATCAATGGGAGTTCCTGCTGGACAAGTAAAACAGTTTAGTAAGAGATTTCCAAACTCAACTTATTCACCAGATGGCAGGTTACTTATAAAAAACCGTGCTGACAAGAAACGTCAGATGAAAGAAAGATTTATGTATGAACAAGATTAGGAGATAGAAAATGGAAGACCCACAATGTAGTATTTGCAAGGCAAATTTTAGGTCAGAAGCAATGGTTGGTTCTAAGTGTGAAACTTGTGATAAGCTATACCCAGATGCTAAAACACTGGAGGATATAGCAGACCCTAATAAAGAACGAGCACGATTACTTAATGAACCAGTAATTAGGGAAATTGTTTATGATATATTAGCAGAAGCGGGGATTGTCAGAAAACGTTGTGAAACCTGCCAAAAAAAGTTTTTCCCAAAAAGTCCGGCTCAGAAATTTTGTAGTGTTTGCAGGTTCAAAACAAAGGTTACAAATGACAAAAGTGATTCTGATAAGGAGAAAAACTAATGCCAGAAAACGGGACAGAAAATAGCCAAGAACAAAATGTTGAACAAGATGTGGATGTTAAGGATAAGGAACAACAAGAAACTAAATCAGATGAACGGCAGGATGAAACAAAAGAGACTAACGAAACAAAAACTGGCATAGTTGATAAAATCAAAAGTATCATCAAAGGTAACACTGATAATACCGTTGATAGTAAAGGTAGTGACAGTGATGGCGATGATATACCAGACGAGTTCACGGAAGCGGCGTTAAAGGATGGTTGGACTGAAGAACAAATTAAGGAGTGGGCATCTGATTATACAGATGATGAATTACGAGAATATGCTAAAGATTTAGCTCCACTTTCTGGAATAAAGGGGGATTCTGATAAGTCAGAGCAATCCTCAAAAGAAGGTGATACTCAACAATCAATTAAGAAGGATGATAAAGTCAAGGATGATGCAAAGGATGAGGTGATAGCAAAACTTACTGAGCGGCTCGATAAGCTGGAAAAGGGCCAGGAGAAAAATATCGAGCGAGATGCTCAGGAAAAGCTTGCGTCACAGGCATCAAGAGCTACTCAAGTAATGGATGAATTATCCAAAGAATTTGAGGTTTTTGGAACTTTTGATAAGTTGCCAAGATTTCCTGATGGGAGTATTGTCCCAAGTAGCCCACAGTGTAAAGCTCGTAACGAGGTTTGGGGTCTTGTTTTAGATTTACATGAGAAAGCGGGGATGGATTTTGAACAAGCATTATCCACTTCCCTCGATGCTTTCAAAGGCAAGAACCTTGTAAAAGATGTAAAACGGAATTTAATAAAGGATTTGAAAAAGAGTGAAAAACAACTTTCCGCAAAACACAGCAGTCACGAACAGGTGAAAACTGGTTTAAGTGGTGCTGAAGTTATACGGGAAGTTCAAAAGAAACACGGAGTGGCTACAAGTTAAACAATAATTTTTAAGGGAAATGATAATGGCAATTGAAACAGATTTTGAGAAGGCATTGGATATTTGGAATGCTACTCTTGCTCATATTATGACCAAGAAACCTGCTCTTGCAAACTTTGCATATAGAAAATATCAGTTCTTCAATATGTTTTTTAAGAATGCAATGAAGGTAAAAGGTGGAGACCATCTTGAAGGTCATATTACGTTATTGAGTGAAGGTAACGCATCCCATGCCGGTATCTGGGACCAAGATACACTGGTGAAAAAGAATATCGACCGTAAATATACAGTGAACTGGAGACAGGCCAAGGGCGGTATGCTTTGGAACCTGATGGAAACAAGTATCAATAGTGGTGCTGAGAAGATTTTTGATGTTCTTGAGCAGCAATATGAGTCTGCCATCAAGGATATTATAGAGGAAATTTATCTGGCTATATTGACTGGGCCTGATAGTGCCAGCGATGTAAATGCTCCCAGTTCTATATTTACCTGGTTGAGACTTGGTAGTAACAATTCTACTGGTGGATGGACAGGTTATCGAAGTCGTTACAATGATAGCACTTCCGCTGTTGGTACTGCATATGATACCGCTGGGATTAATTCAAGTGCCTCGGTTCATCCCAACTGGGCAAGTTACTATGCTGACCATAATGGTAATTTGGATGAGACATTGTTGACGTATGTGGATAGGGCATTACGCAAACTGAATTTCCAAGCACCGACTATTCCGCAAACTGTCGGGGAAATGAATGGTAACATTGATTTCTCGCTGCACACTACGGACAATGTTATTAGTAAACTGAATACGTTTTATGCCAAGAGTGATGACAATATGGGTTACAACCGTGACTCTCATTATGGTACTCCTACGATAAAAAGTATTCCATTGGCATACGTTGATATTCTTGATACTGCTCGTAAAGCGATTTATGGTACTGACCCGATTATTGGTCTGAACCACAGCAGCATCTTTCCAGTTATCCATACGGATTGGAACTTTAAGGAGATTGATGGTAAAGACCCGAACCGTTCAGTTGTGATGCAGAAGGTTATTTGGCTGCGTTATAACATCTTTTGTCGTAACCCCAAGGATTCTGGCTTTCTTATCTCGCAACACGTTACTGCATAAGGACTTATGTAAATGTTAAAATCTAAAACTTGTTCAAAATGTGGTAAAACAAAAGATATTAGTGCTTTTGTTAAACAATGTAGTAGCCCTGATGGGCATTGTTATGAATGTAAACAATGTCGTAAGGAATATTATCAAAAGAACAAAAAAGAGATTTTAGCAAAAAGTAAAGTTCGTTATCAAGGAAATCGTGTTAAAAGAATTGAAAATACTGCTGATTATAGAAAAAGACGGATTAAGTTACAGCCTGATTATCGTGCTGTTGAAAACCGAGCAGCATTTGCACGTAAACTTGGTATAAGTTCTGATGCAGTTGAGGAATACTATAAAAAACAATTTATGAAACAACAAGCCCACTGTGCTATTTGTGGTAAGATAACTGAAAAGTTGTGTATTGACCATAATCACAAAAAGCAAGGTATAGATTCTTGTAGAGGATTGTTGTGTAAAAGTTGTAATTATGGTATTGGGTGTTTTTTGGATAATCCAGAATTTCTGGGAAATGCAAAACAATATTTAATTAACAATTTTTAGGAGAATAAAAATGAGTGTAACAACGAGTACGAGAGGTGTTACTTATACTAAGCATCTGGATTTAACTCAGACCAGAGAGGTTTACGAGTCTCCAATTCAGAATTGGAGTTTTTTGTATGAAGTATCAACTACAAGAAATCCTGAGTATCATGTAGGGGATAGAGTTGTTCTTCCTGATGGTCGGGTGTTTAGATATGCAAAAGTTGGTCAAAACCGAACCAGTGGTTATGCTTTTTCCTTTTATAGTCATAAATTTGCTGGAAGTGGTGATTCTACATCATCTGATGTTACTTCAGGAGCTATTGCAGTTGGTGATATGAGTTTCAAATATACAGTAGAATCAGACCAAGGTTATGACTACAATGGTAGTGTTGCCAAGGATGAACTTCGTGGTGGATATGTAGTTATTCTTGGTTCTACACCCGCACACCAATTTAGAGGAATTGTGGGGAACACTGCTTCGGCTGCGGGTGGTGAAGAAATAACCATCTATGTAGATGCTGCATTTAATGTTGCTGCTGATACCGCACAAACTCTTTGTATTTGGTACAACCCATATAATGATGTTCGACAACTTTCAGAAGATGACCTCTCTATTGCTGGTGTTGGTGCTGCCAATGCCACAACAGAGGGAGAATATGTATGGCTTCAAACATGGGGGCCTTGTAGAGTCAGTGGAATTTCTTCTACTGATTTTGGTGGCGATTTTGAGCGTCTTGTATTATTTAGAGGTAATGGTTGTGTTGTTCCTGCAACTAATGCAAGTACTACTGATTCTGGTAGGCAAATTGCTGGTTTTCTGATTGAACGTACCTGTGCTACGATTGAGGCTTTGGGTGCAGACCAACATGGTGGTTATAATCCCTTTTTTATGTTACAGATTAGTCCGTGATGTAATTTAATATGGGTGGGATATATTTATACCCACCCTTTTCTTTTTTGAAAGGGACAGAAATATGTCTGAGCAAGAAGCAATGCAGTTAATTACCAATGTGTGTGCAGGAATTCAAGGAACACTGAAAGACCATCAACTGATTCAGGAGGCACTGGGTATAATTAGGAATAAAGCTTTTCCTGTACCAACTAAGAAAGTAGCTTCAAAAGAAGTTAAGAAAGAGGCAAAGGCCGAGTGACCCTGGGTCTGTCTCTTGAGGTTAGAGCAGGCATAAAAGTAAGACCTGCTTTAACTTTATTTCGGGGAGTAATGATGGCTAAACTAACAATTTCATATTCTGACCTACACACTCTTACCAGTGAATTTTTAGGATTGGGCAGTACAGCGTCCGATGCTACCAAAGCTATCGTGGCACGGGGCTACCGTCAGTTTCTCTATCCTATTGATATGGCTACAGGTCAGCTGCACGTCTGGAGTTTTGTCAAGCAATTCCATACATTCTCTACTGTCTCTGGACAATGGAAGTATAGTTTACCAAATGACTTCTCTGACTTCCTTGATGTGCCACACTTCGATGATGAGACCGGTTATAATGAATTAACCAAGATAGCTCCTGAGCAAATTCTTGAAATTCGCAGTGGCTCAGTTTCATCTGGTTTTTCAACACATTTTGCATTAGCACCTTTTGTGTATGATAATGAAATTGGAACAATGTATGAAATGTGGGTTGACCCTGTACCCGATGGTGTTTATCTATTAAAGTTCTTTTATAGGATTGACCCGTTAGCACCATCAGTAGCCGCTGATTTGTTAGTTGGTGGTGTGCGAGCAACAGAAGCTATAGTTGAGAGTTGTTTGGCTGTTGCAGAACAACAAGAAGATGAAGTTATAGGATTGCACACGCAACTTGCTAATGATTTGATTCAAAAATTAATTCGTACAGATATACAGGATACTACAGATTTATTAGGCAATTTAAGTTTACCAAAACCATCAGGATACCGATGGGGGACAATGGTTGATACGGATACCGTGTATGAGACAGAAAACGGCGTAGGATGAAAGGCTCAGGGATGGGGAATGAATATTAACCCATAGTTTTAAGGAAAAAGAAATGAGTGCAACAAATTGGTTTGAAACAAGAAAAAAAGCGTTTAAGATGAGAGAGAAAGATATTGATTCTACTTATACAGTAAGAGTTGGTAGTGTATCAGATAATTTTATTATGGATAGGGTAGTTACTATCACAAACCCCTCTGCTGCTTTTACTATTACTTTACCAAGTGGTGTGTATAGAGGACAACGAGTACTTATTGTTCTTAAATCTAATACAGGTAATAAGAGGGCAACTGTTACAACTGCTGCTGGAAGTAACTATAAATTACAGTATAATGGACAGTATGTTTCATTAGAGTGGGTTGCAGCGGGCACAAATGATGGTTGGATTTGGCTTGCAAAGTATGCAACATAAAATAGGAGAAAACAAAAATGAGTACAAGTAAAAGAAGTGTTCTTGGTTACTGGCATAATGTAGGGAGCATAACAACTGAACATGCTGAATTAGGTGTTACAGGAAGAGATGTTGCTACGGCAGATGCTTTAGCTACTGAATATACCATTAAAATAATTCCTCCAACTCCTACTCCGTATGCTATGTTAATTAGGTTTAGAGCTGTTGGTACTACTGATGTAGATGATATACTTCAGATGTATGCTGCAAGAGGAGATGACTTCTATCGCAGGATAGCTATACTTCTTACGGCTATTGGTACGAGCGATACAGATACATCGACAATTCACTTTATTGATACTATTACTGCCACAGAAGAGGATGGACACCACGATGCCGAGGAGCAGAATTTGACTGATAATCGTACAGCAACTTATTATTGTAGGGTTTTTGGTTGTGATAGATTTCTTATCCTTGCCAGTGATTTGGATAGTACAACTTTATATTGTGATATCTGTTGGTTATGGGAGTGATTATGGCCTTGTTTAGAAGAAAGAAAAAGATTGTCAAGCCCACAGCCAAGGAACAAAAAAGGATTACTGCTCGATTGCAGCGTATGTATCCTCAGATGTATGAACCGGCTATGACAGCAGGTACGAGGAAAGTAATCAGTCGTGCAGCCCCGTCAGAGAGAAAGGCACTTGAGAGAATGGTGGGTAAGAGATTGAAGAGAAAGTACAAGGGGAAGTAATGGCTAATGTAATTTTTACTCCCCCTATACGGGGTATTCATAAGGGATTACCTGCTGATACGCCAGCACCTAATACATCTGAGTATATGAGTAATGTACGGGCTAAAGGTTGGGGTGGAAGAATCCTGATTGTTCAACGGGATGGATTGGATAAGTGGTCAACAGACCAGGTGGGTGATTCAGAAAATCCTGTGGTGGCAATGTGTACCGTTGCATCAATCACGTAACATTATGAAAAGAAAATTACAATAGTTTCGGTGATATAAATGGCGGCAGGAGACCCAACAGGCGATGACTTGGTTTCAGGGACAACCAGTGGAGATACCCTGCCTGAGCCTTGGCCACCGGACGAGCCAGAGTTAAGGGAAATATCCTTCGGGGCTGGGGTTGAATTAACATCGGGCGTGACATATGCCATAGTGGTCAGGGCGGCGGATGCTGCCGATGCCGATGATGCAGGATTGTGGCAGATGATAACTGATGGTACTGGTTATGGTGGTGAAGTTCATTATTACAGCACTGATGGTGGTTCAACTTGGTCAAGTCAAACTCCTGCAAAGGTGTTTTTCAAGACTTATGCTAATGGTGCTTTGCGAGATAATTGTAGTTTTGATTACACTGGTGCAGGTGCTTGGTTGTACGGTGCTGCATATTGGTCTGCTATGACCTTTACTGCCTCATCTACTTATACAATTACAAGTGTAAAGTTAGAGTTGTACCGTGTGGCAGATTCAACTCCTGGAACAATAACAGTTAGTATAAAAGCAACTTCATCGCCAATTAAAGCTAAAACTCCTGCTCCTATTGACACATTTACTGGAATGACCCTTGATTATCAGGCG